TGGCGGCGCTGACTGCTGAGGGTGTCGCCCTGACCGAGTCGACTCCGTCGTTCGCGAAGCGCACCCTGAGCGCCTACAAGTACGGCACCCTGCTGCAGGCGTCGAGCGAGCTCCTCACGGACACCGGGGTGAACCTGGAGAGCTACCTGTCGATGCAGGCAGGCCGCGCGCTGGGCAACATGCTGGGCGTTCACCTGATCACCGGGTCCGGCACCAACCAGCCCACGGGCATCGTCACGTCCGCGTCGACCGGCGTGACCGGCGGTACCACCGTGGGTGGCGCGTTCACCGCGGACAACCTGATCGACCTGTACTACAGCGTGATCGCGCCGTACCGGAACAGCGCCTCGTGTGGCTGGCTGATGCGGGACGCCACGCTGGGCGCGGCCCGGAAGCTGAAGGACCTGCAGGGCCAGTACCTGTGGCAGCCGTCCATCCAGGTCGGCGTCCCGGACACCCTGCTGGGCAAGCCGGTCCAGACCGACCCGAACGTGGCCGCGGTCGCGCTCGGCGCCAAGTCCGTGGTCTTCGGCGACTTCGCGCAGTACTACGTCCGCATGGCGGGCGGGGTGCGGTTCGAGCGTTCCGACGACTTCGCGTTCGACTCGGACCTGACGACCTTCCGGGCGATCATCCGCGCGGACGGTCTGACCGTCGACCAGACCGGCGCGATCAAGGTGTTCGCTGGGAATGCGGCGTAGCTAACCGTTGTAAGGGCGGGCCCACCTCGGTGGGTCCGCCCTTCGCGTTGAGAGGAGTTCCCCATGCGCGTGCGCATGAAGGTCGGCCTGTCCGGTACCCGTGACGGCGAGGACTGGCCCCCGGTCGGCGGATCCGTCGACCTGCCGGACGACGAGGCGGCCCACCTGGTGACGGCCGGCCTGGCCGCTCCGGACGACAAGCAGCCTCCCGTCGAGGAGGCCACCGCACCCCCCGCGGAGACGTCGACCCCGCAGCGGCGCAAGCCCTCAGCGAAGAGGTAGGCGAGCCGTGGCACTGCTGGATCTGGACGACGCTAAGGAGCAGCTCGACCTCCTTTCGGGCGAGGACGACACAGAGCTGCTCGTGTTCATCAACGGGCTGACCGCCGTCATCGAGCGGCACACGGGGCCGGTCGAGGTCCGCGAGGTTGTCGAGATGATCGAGGGCCGCGGCATCAGCATGTGCCTCACTCACATCCCCGCCCTGACGCTGACGTCCGTGGCGCCAACGATGGGCGGCGACGACCTGGTCCTCGACGACCTGGTCCTCGACGCCAGGAAGGGCGTCGTGTACCGCAAGGGCGGGTCGTTCGCCGGGACTCTGTGGACGGTCACCTACATGGCAGGCCGCACGATCGTCCCGCCCACGATCACCCTGGCGGCCCGCCTGCTGCTCGCCCACATGTGGCGCACGAAGAACGGGTCGGGCCGTGGCCCTGCTGACGACTTCAGCGTGTCGGACCCCGACCCGAGCCTGGGCTACGCGGTACCCACCCGAGTCCTGCAGCTGCTGGAACCGTTCAAGCTGCCGCCGGGGGTGGCGTAGATGGCGACCTCTGCCGTACCCGATGCGATCGACGCACTCGTGGAGATCCTGGGCGGGGCGCCGGGAATGACCGGGGTCCTGATCGTGGACGGCCCTCCCGCGGTGAACTTCTCCGACCGGGAGCGCATCTACGTAGGCCACGACCGCGAGGGCGAGAGCGCCGCCGATATCTCCCAGAGCTTCGCGGGTGCGGGCGCCCGCACCCGCGATGAAGAGTTCAGCATCGCCTGCTATGCCGAAGTGCGATACGGCGACAAGAACATGGCGCGCCGCCGCAGCCGGGTGTTCGACCTGCTTGCCGCAGTCGAGAACGCCCTTCGCGCCACGGACGCGAACCCGGACGCTCCGACGCTGAACGGGACGGTCCAGTGGGCGCACCTGACCGCCGGGACTCTCGTGCAGTCGCAGACCGGCGACGGGGCCGTGGCTGGCCTGTCCTTCACGGTGACGTGCCGCGCCCGCATCTGAACACCCCAACACCCAGAGGAGTACGCCATGGCGCGAGTGCGCTACATCGGCGCCGAGCCGGTCACCGTGCCGGAGCTCGGCAGCAGGACGGTCCAGCCCGACGAGATGGTCGAGGTCCCCGACGCCCGGTTCGACGGGTACGTGTGCCAGACCGCGACGTGGGAGGCGGTCGAGGAGCCGAAGGCCGACCAGCCCGCCCCGAAGAAGATGACCACCGCGGCCAAGGCCGCCACCACCTCGAAGGAGGGCTGACATGGCGATCGGTTCGGGCCTTGGCGCCCAGCTCGGCATTGCGCCCGAGGTCACCTACGGGACCTTCGTGGCGCCGACCAAGTTCATCGAGTTCACGAAGGAGTCGCTGGTCCTCAAGAAGACGACCGTGCAGAGCTCCGGCATCGCGGCGGGCCGCCTGCTGGCGCTGTCCTCGCGGCGCGTGCTGACCCGGCGTGAGGCGTCGGGCAGCATCGACATGGAGATCGTCAACAAGGGCATGGGCGTGCTGATCCAGGCGCTCATGGGGACCACCGTCACCCCGGTGCAGCAGGGGGCGGGCCCCGCGTACCTGCAGACGCACACCCTCGCGGACACCGCGGGCAAGTCGCTGACGATCCAGAAGGGTGTCCCGCTGACCACGGGGACGGTCACGAAGAAGAACATCCTGGGCTGCAAGGTGACCAGCGGCGAATTCGCCTGCGAGGTCGGGGGGATGCTCACCGGAACGTTCGAGTTCGACGGCCGCGACGTTGAGGAGACGTCCGCGCTGGCGGCCGCGAGCTACCCGGCGATGGCCCCGTTCCACTTCGGGCAGATGAGCGTCAAGACCGGGACCTTCGGGACCGAGACCGCACGCAGTGGTATCCGCAAGGTCTCCTGCAAGATCGAGCGGCCGCAGGAGGTGGAGAGGTTCTATGCCGGGGCGGCCGGCCTCAAGGCTGAGCCCGTCTCGAACGACCAGGTGAAGATCAGTGGCACGCTGGAGTCCGACTACGTCGACACCACTCTGGACGACCTGCACACCACCGACGGCACGACGTCGCTGGTGTGGGAGTTCACCGGCCCCCTGATCGCCGCCACGTTCTTTGAGACGTTCCGGATTACCCTGCCCGCGATCCGTCTGGATGAGGGGCCGCCGGTCGTCGACGGGTTCGGCGTGGTCAAGCCGTCGTTCAACTACGTCGGTCTGTACGACGGCACCAACCAGCCGAAGATCGAGATCATCTCGACCGACATCACGCTGTAGGGGGTGGCCCGGTGGCTGTCTCGTCCGTACAGATCCTTGGCACGGGGCAGCTGCTGGAGCTCAGCCGCCGCCTGCGTGCCGCATCCGGTGCCCCGATCCAGCGGAACATGGCCCGGCGCATCCGGCGGGCTGCTGAGCCGCTGCACCGGGACCTGCAGGACACGGTGCGCACGCTGCCGATGCGGTCGCAGGGACGGGCCGCAGGGAAGCGCGGCGGCCCGTCACCGACGACGCGCCCGTTCCGGGCGTCGATCGCAGCGGCTATCCGAATCAGTGTCCGCAGCAGCAGCAACCCCGGAGCCCGGGTGTTCCTCGACAAGGGACTGCTGCCACCGGATATCAACGTGGGTGCCATTGCCCGGATGAACGAGGGCCGGCTCCGGCACCCCGTGTTCGGCAACAGGAGCCGCTGGGCGAACCAGTACACCCCGTCGATGTGGTGGGACAAGACCGTCCGCAACCACACCCCCCGCATGCAGGCCGAGGTCGCACGCGTCATCGACGACGTGCGCCGCCAAATCAGCTGAGGAGCAACCGTGATCATCGTCCATACGCCCGAGGGCGGCGAGGAAGAGCGCTACGACGCGCGCAAGCTCCTGACCTCCGAGGCGGCCGTGGTGGCCCGCACCCTCGGCATGAAGTGGCCGGCAGTCAAGGAAGCGCTGGGCGAGGACGACCCCGAGGCCATGCGCGCCGTTGCCTGGGTCATGAAGAAGCGCGCTGAACCCACCCTGCGGTTCAGCGACTTCGACCCCGGTATCGACGAGATCGTCTCGCGCTACGACGACCGGGAGATCGCCGACTACGTCACCGAGGCCGTCAAGGTGAAGGCGCCCGAGGACGAGCGGCAGACGTTCTTCCGGGTCTTGGTCCACAACGCCGCCGACCCTGCGCACGCCGAGGCTCTGATCAAGGAGCACACCGGCGGCGGCCCAAAAGAGCCGACCGACGAGACCCCGACATCGGCGAGCTCCGAAGCCAGTACCTCGGGCTCTTCGCCCATCTTCTCCACCTCGGACCCCGTGACATCGACGGTCTGACGGTCGAGGACTTT